GAAATGTTGTTACTTATATTGATGGCAACGGTAACGTTAAACCTATGAAGAATAAGTCGTTAGACTCCATTGATGGTGTTGTGGCGATGTTGATGGCATTAGGAATGTATGCCAATATTAACTTTGATGCAATTGCTGCATTAATGGAAGATTTAAATAAGAACGAATAAAAAACAGCATTCTATGAGAGTAGGAATTTTTGATATAGCATACCAAATGTTAGGTGGTTTAGTTAGGCAAGGTACTTCAGTAAGACATGGAGTGTTTGTTTCAAATACACCTACGACAGTTAAGGATGTTGAGCCAAATAACTTAAGTGTTATTTACATGTGCGCCAGAATATTATCATCCGCTATAAGTGTGATGCCAATAGAGGTCACTAAAGAAGGAAAGGCACTTAAGGAGCATGAACTTTACTTTAAGCTTAGGCACAGACTAAGTGATAAGTATAATAATCAAGCAATCTTCTCAACACTTGAATACCAGAAGAACATTTTTGGAAATGCTTTATTTCACCACAAAAGGGATGAAATAATTCCTCCTGAGACCATAACAGATTGGGATTTTAAAGGAAAAGGTGGAAAGTTGAGGTATAAAGTGAATTGGGAGCTTGCAGCTGAAACACAAGACAAATACAAGACAAAAAGAACAGAAGAGTGGATTCACTCGGATAATGTTTGGCATTTTAAAGGGTTAAGCCCGGATGGTATTTGGGGTTTACCTCCAGTAAGTGCAGCGATGCATAACATGAAGATACTTGATAAGGCAACCAATACAATAACAAACTTTTACGATAACAGAGCGATGTCTCCAATGGCATTGTCATCTGAGGTTAGTACAGCAGTAGGAGTAAAGGCCATGAATGAGAAGATTGAGGGCTTTGAAGCTAAGTACGAAGGAACTATGAAGGCAGGTAAAGCAATACAGCTTCCTCCTAATACAAAACTTACTCCACTACAAATACACTTTGCTGATGCAGAGTTAGTTGCTACCATGAAGTTCACAAGGGATGAAATTTGCAATATGTACGGAATTCCATCATTTTTGTACAATTCAACCGATAGTGTCCAATTGGATATTGAGCAACAGAGTTTAGCTTTTAGAACATTTACAATATTACCAATAATTAATATTTATTCCGAAGAGATTAAGTATAAATCATTGAGCAAAGAAGACATCTTAAATGATGTAGCTATTAGCTTTGATACTACAGTTATGGTTGAAACAGACCTTGTATCAAAGGCCAATGCTTACGCTAAGATGATTCAAAGTGGACTCATTACCCCTAATGAAGCAGCTAAGAAAGTTGGAACAGATAAAGTTGACTCCCCAGCTGGAGATTACAAGTTTGTACAGCAGCAGTTGATATCATTACAGGAGTACGAGAAGATGCATCCATTGTTAAATCAGGATGGATCAACGCCACCTCCAGAAGAGGAGGAAAAGAAGGAAAGTAAACCAAAGAAAGAATGATAAAGCAGAAGAGACTTAACAACGAACAAATCAGCATACGCTCTGAAAGTGAAAGCGGAGGCCAAATCATAGAAGGTTGGGCTTCCGTTTTCAACAAGCGGTCAAGGCTGATAGCTGAACAAGGTAAGGTGTTTTATGAAGTCATTAATCCTAATGCATTTGATGGACTGTTGGAAGACGAGAAATTGAATGTTATAGCGAATTTTCAACATGACAACAAAAACATGTTAGCTAGATCGAAGTCTAACACACTGAATCTTTCGATTGAGGATTACGGTTTAAAGTATAGTTTTGTAGCTCCCAACACATCATTAGGTAGGGATATTATAGAATGGCTCAATAGAGGTGATATCACCGAGAGTTCATTTAGATATTCATTTAATCCAAATGACGTTGTATGGAGCAGAGCAGAGGATGGCATTCCAATAAGAGAGATTCTTGTTGTTAAAAAGCTGATGGACATAGCATTAGTGATTAATGGGGCTTTTGCAGATACCGATGTTGCACTACGAGAACTTGCCGAATTTGAAGCGCAGGAAGAAGTTGAAAGACAGGAAAAAGAATTAAAACGTGAGCAAGAGCTTGCTCAGTATTATACTAATTTAAAAACAGAATTTTATGGAGTTAATTGAACTGCAGGAAAGTAAGCGTTCGTTGAAAGACAGGAAAAAGAATTAAAACGTGAGCAAGAGCTTGCTCAGTATTATACTAATTTAAAAACAGAATTTTATGGAGTTAATTGAACTGCAGGAAAGTAAGCGTTCAAAAACCGATGAGTTCGAAACTTTAATTGCTCTTGCTCAAGACGAAAAACGTGAGCTTACCGAGGATGAAGTTACTAAAGTAGATGGCCTTAAAGAAGAGGTTAGAAATTTAGACGAACAGATCGAAACAGCTGAAAAAGCTGAAACAGTAGAGCGAGAAGCCAAAGAGGCAGCTGAGAAATTAGAAGCTGAACAAGAAGCTGAACGCCAAGCTAAGGAAGTTTCCGACAAAGAGGCAGCTGACGAAGCTGAACGTCAAGCCAAAGAATTAGCAGACAAAGAAGCTGACGAAGCATTGGTTGTTGAAAGAGCAGCTAAAGAACAAGAGATCGCTGATCTCAAACAAAAACTCACTACTGAGCGTGAGGCTAAAGAAGCTCTGGAAGTACTGGAAACAGAAAGAAATTTACAAATTGAAAAAGACAAAACAATGGAGAAGAATCCTTTAATGGAAGCCTTAAGAGGGCAATTGGAACAAGGTGCTCAGGCACAAACTATCACAGTGGAACGTGCTGCTGTTGATGGAGATACATCAGTAATGGGAGATGTTATCCCTAAAGGTGTAAGTAAATTAGATATTTTAGGTAAAGACCCTATTTATCTACAAATGGGTGTTGATCACCTAACTGGAGTTAAAGGAACATATACACTTCCTTTCCAAGACCCAATCATAGGTGCGAAACTTGCCGAGCTTGCAGGAGCTACTGGTGATGTTGTTACTCCTAATGGAGTATTGATTTCTCCTAACAGGTATACTGTAACTAAGGCCTTTACTGTTGAAACTCTGGCTTCTGCCACTGATGATTTCTTCAATAAAGTTCTTTCCGATATGGTAAAAGGTTGTGATCGTGCGATTACAAAAGACGTTTATGTTAAGGCTTTGGCTGGAGCAACTGAGGTTGCTGCAGGTGACGTTACTAAAGATGGTTTCGATGCTTTAATGGCAGGTGCTGAGATTGAGTACGGTGGAGCTTTCTTGTCAAATCGTGCTACCTTTTTCGAAGCTAAAGGCGTTAAGATCGATTCTGGTTCAGGTCGTTTCTTAGTTGAGACCGTTGCAGGTAATGCCCTTGGTAAAGGTACTGTTTATGATGGAACAGATTATTGGTATTCACTGTTATTCGAAGATGGAGCTAACCAACAGTATGTTGTTTATGGTGATGTTTCTCGAATTCACGTTGCCGATTACGGAATGTTGGAGATTATAGTTGATAAATTCACTTTGGCCACCACTGGTAAGATTGTGATTACTATCAACAAGATTGCTGATGTTGCATTGCTGAATCCAGCTGCATTCACTAAATCAGCTGACTTAAATCCAGTAACATAGTAGTTAGTTATTAATATAAAGCCTTCCTCCTCTCGAGGAGGGCTTTTTTTATTTGCACAAATATGGGATATTCAAATGTAGTAGAAAAAACAAAAGAAGATGTAGTTGTTACTCTATCCCAAGCAAAGGCTCAACTTAATGTAGACGAAGACTTTAAGGATGATGATATCTTCATATCGTCAAAGATAGACCAAGCAACTTCATTAGCCGAAGATTTTACGGCTAAAGATATAGCTTTAACTAGCAACATTCAGGAATTTATTGAATTCAATGGTAAAGAGATTGTTTTTCAGGAAGCACCTTTTAAGAGCCTTGAATCGATAAAGATTTATGATGAAGAAGACAATGAAACATTACTTGAAGTCGGCACTGATTTTAAAATCAGAAAAAGACTGACTGAATTTATTGTGATGTTTGAGGAGACAGTTGAAGCAGAGAGATTAGTTGCTGAGTATACAACTGGATGGGATTGTGGAGCTACTCCTAAATCATTAGTTTCAGCTATCCTTGTGAAAATGAATGACTTGTATGACATAGAAAGAACATCTCACACAATTGGTGTTAATTTTAGGACTACAAATGCTTTCGAAAATTTACTCAGGGGTCACGTAATAAACAGATGGTAATATGAGATCAGGAGCTATAAGTAAGCGAGTTGAGCTTTGGAAAAAGGAGCTAGAGAAAAATTCTTACGGGGAATATACTGAAACATGGTCTAAGACAAAAGACCTTAGATCATACACATTTAAGAGGTCAGGCCGACAAGGATTGGAGAATGATGAGATATTTGATTTAATTAGGTTGAGAATAAGTGTTAGAAACCAACATGACATTCAAGAACAGGATAGAATTAAGTATGCAGACAATATGTACCAAATAGATTTTTTGCAGCCTGACTTTAGTGGAATGTGGTTATCTATCACTTGCACAAGAGTAAACGAATAATTATGGCTTCAGGATCAAAGATTGTTATCACAAATATGCGACAGGTACTAAAACACTTGGAAGACCTTGATGTTATGAACCCTAGGATTAGAGCTAAAGTTAGGAAAGCTATGAGAGAACCATTTGCGGAAATGAAAAAAGATTCAAGGAAGAATCTTAAAACTCAGGGTTCTATAATGGATGGCAACCTATACAGAGGCTTGTCTGTTGGCAGTAAATTTTCCAAATCAAAAGGTTACATATCAATAGCATTTGGAGGTAGAGCTTCTAAAAACACAAGAAAGGGTAGCCAAGCTACTCACTTTCACCTTGTTAACTCTGGGACAAGAAGAAGAAAACATAAGAGTGGTAAGTCTGTTGGAGCTGTAGGTCAAGGTAGAACTAAGGCTGCAAATATGAACCCATCATTTAAGATTGGGTTTGCAGATAGAGCTATCAAGTCCCAGATTACTCATATATATACAAGGCTTGTAAATGACCTAGTTGTAGTTATAAAAAGTGTTAAAACACCGGGAACATGATTAAAATTTTAAGCTATGTATATAGCAAATTAAGTGACGATGAAGATGTTAGTTCAATGGTTGGAGATGATATATTCCCAAATGTTGTTCCTGACACAAATGGAGAAGATCAAGTAAAATTCCCTCATATTGTCATGACAAGACTCACTGTTGACACAACTTACACTAAGACAGAGGGATGTAAAACAGATGAAGCCACAGTTGAGGTGTTGTGTTGGCATACATCATATTATGAAATTATAGATTTAGCTGATTATGTTAGATCAGCACTAGAATTTTCGAAAGGCGAAGTTGGTGATATCACAGTAACAAGTTCACACTTTGTTAGTATTACTGAGGGATTTACCGATGTCGCTTATTATCAAAGATTAATATTCACATTTAAATAATTAAAAGATGCCTTTTACAAACAAGATTATTGATGGCGGTGAAATTCTGCTATATGTTGATGGTGTAGTTGTAGGTTGCTCGACAACCCACACAATTGAAACATCAAACGCAACTAGAGAAGTTAGTTGCAAGGGTTCTGGCGATTGGACTTCCGTTGAATATGGAAAGTTTTCTTGGTCAGGAACAACCGATGCATTATTCAATTTACATGAAGATGCGAACTATGTTAGATACAAAGACCTTTGGGAATTGTATATTAGCAAAACTGTTATAACAATTTCTTCTGAATACACTGAGGGTGGTGAGACATTCATTCAGCAAGGAGATGCTGTTATTGCATCTATCAATCAGACAGCTGGTGATAGTGAGAACGCTTCTTACTCTGTATCTTTTACAGGTCGAGGAGAACTAGGTATTGTAGGAATGGATTTATGGAACATAAATGTTACAGCCACTGGAGCGACACATATTGTTATTGAAGAACTCAATAAGTGTGTACCTTATTCAGGTACAGGCATATTAAGTATTCCAGTTATAGATGGAACATATAATGTTACAGCATTCGATGATACTCAGCATGGACGAAGTTTAGCCCCAGTTGTAGTAAGTGGTGCAGATGAATCTGTATCTATAACCTTAGCATAATTATAGCCCCTTCGGGGGCTTAATTTTTTAAACTCAGAGCGTTATGAGAAGAGATGAAATAAAGTTTGACAAAAAGAAATTCAAAGTAAATCCACGATCATACAGAGCAATGTTTGATTACGAGGAAATGACAGGGAAAAGTATATCAAAAATAGAGACATTAAAAGACAATATAACTTTCTTGTATTGCATGTTATTTGCAGTGAATGAAGATTTTGAGTATACATTTGATGAATTTATTAAAATACTAGAAGACAATCCTGAGACAATGGCTCAGTTACAAGAAAAACTTGTAGGAAAAAAGTAGATAGCTCAGACAATTCTGAAAAATCAGACGAAGAACCTATGAGTCTGAGCAAGTTATATGGGTTCATAGTCTATAATTGCAATATAGACCCAAATTACTTCTTTGATGAAATGACACCAGAAGAAGTAGAGGCTGTTTCAGCAGCATATTATGAGAATTATAAGGAACGATGGGAACAAGTGAGAATGGTTAACCATGCAATCATATCTTCTCAATCATCGAAGCCAATAAAAATTACAGATGTCATGAAGTTCGCATGGGACGAAGACGATACACCAAAAGAGGTGGAAAGGTTAGATCAGAGCGAGATCGACAAAATAAGGAAAAAACACAACATTTCAACATAAAGTATTATGGCTAAGGGATTCGATATAAGGGCTTTTTTAGGGCTAGACACAAAGAAGTTTTCAAGGGGGCTTAATCAAGCCAGAGGTAAGCTAACGACTTTCCAAAAAGGCCTAAGAGGTTTAAATGATACATTAAGAGGGCTTAAGTTTGCAGCAGTGGGCGTTACCGCTGTGGGAGCTTTTTCAAGGGCTATAACAGTCGTAAAAGACTTTCAAACAAACATGGCAAGAGTTGGCGTTATATCCCAAGCCAATGAAGACCAGATGAAAGAGATGACGGAAACTGTAAGGGAACTTGGAGCAACAACCAGATTCTCAGCGTCTGAGGCAGCAGGTGGATTACAATACTTGGCAATGGCAGGTTTATCTGCCGATGAAGCAATGACAGCATTGCCTGACACATTGAACCTTGCAGGAGCAGCAATGGTGAGTGTTGGTGAAGCAGCTGATATAGCAACAAATATACTTGGTGGTTTCGGTTTAGGAGTAGAGGAATTAACAAGGGTGTCAGATATAATGGCACACACAACAAGGTCATCGAATACAAACTTTGTTGAGCTTTACGAGGGCATGAAAGAGGCAGCTCCAATTGCCACACAGTTGGGCGTTGGAGTAGAAGAAGTAGCAACATCTATGGCAATATTTGCAAATGCAGGTATAAAAGGCCAAAGAGCAGGTGTTGGATTCGTAGGAGTAATGACAAGGTTACTTAAAAACCCAAAGCAGGTTGCAGACTCATTAAGGGAAATGGGGCTTTCAATAACAGAGACAAACATAAGACAAGAGGGTTTTCTTGGAACAATGAAGCGGCTTAAGGCAGCAGGCATATCTGCAACTCAAATGACAAAAATATTTGGATTGCACGTAAAAACCGCAGGTATCTTCGCAAATGAGTCAGCAGAGGACATTGATAAGATGTCTGAAAAAATAAGTAACTTCGAGGGAGCAGCAGCTCATATGTCAAAACAGGGCATAGGGGCAATCGATAGAGCTATTAAGTTATTGCTTAGTGCTTTAGATGAATTATTCCTTAAGATAGGAGAAAATAGTGATGGAATAGTCACATTTATAAATTGGACTAGAGACCTTGTGTTGTGGATATCTGAATTAACTAATACGTCCAAGGTTTTAGGTATTGCAATAATAGCTTTAGGATCTAAGTTCACAAAGCTAAATAAGATATGGCGCACAAGTGCCAAAACAGGTAAGATTGCAAGAGTTCAGATGTTGCGCTTTGCAGTGTCTGTCAAGACTTTAGGTGCGTCAATAAAAACAGCACTCGGCCCGGTAGGGTGGTTAGTGTTAGCCATAGAGGGGTTAATGCTTGTATGGTCACAATACTCAAACAGAGTTGCTAGAGTTAAGAAAGAAACTAAGGAGAAGAACGATACTTTAGCTAGATCTTTAAAACTTCTTGATGATCTAAAGAATGCAGGTGAGGGTGAAGAGGTTGAGTTGATGTCAGACAAGGAAGTTAAAACTGGCAGAAAACAACTAGATAAACTTTATGATCATTGGCAAGAAAGAGTTGAGGAGCGCGAAAGAAAGGATGAGAGTCATGGCAAATTCTATTATCAAGAGCTTATAGACAAAGAGTTAGCAGCAGAAAAAGAGTATTATGCTGTACTTGAAGCATTATCTATAAATAGTGCTAAGAAGCAGCAAGCAGCAGCGCAGAAAAAGATTGACGATGAGAAAGACAGGAAGAAGCAAGCTAAAGACTTAGAAAAGAAAAGATTAAAAGAAGAAGAAGACGAGAGGAAGCTTCAAATAAATATAATCTTTAACCAGAGGAAGAAAATTCATGACGATCAAGCAAAACTTTGGGAAAAGGAAATTGAGGGGCTAAAACTTAGAGGATTAAACGTTTACGAAGAAGAGGTCGCATTAGCTAAAAAGATTAGGGAATTTAAACTAAGTGATACTAGACTTACAGCTAATGAGAAGTTTGCTATTGAACAGGAGTACGAAAATAAGGTATACGAACTAAGAAAAGAGTACTTAAGCCCTGAAAAAATAAAGGGCAGGGGGCAAATAGCACCAGAAGTAGACGAAAAGAAAGGCACTAAATCCATAATGGGGGTAGATGTCTCAACCCCAGAAGTGCCTAAAACAATGGAAAAGGTCACAACTGAGGCTGAGAAACAAAGCTTAGTTGTTAGTGAATTAGCAAGTAGTTGGGCTGAACTTTCGCAGGCCATGGGAGAAGCAGCTGCACAAGGTAGCGACAGCTTTGATCAGATGGTAAGTGATGTTGGCAATATGGCCAGAGAGATAATAAAAATAAAAATTGCTGAGGCATTAGCATACTTAGTTACAGATGTAATAAAGATAGGTGGTGTGTGGGGTATGCTTGCAGCTCCAGCTGTAGCTATGGCAGGTACTACATTATTCAACACATTGATACCAAAGTTTGCAACAGGAGGTATTGTTGGAGGTATGAGTTTCTCTGGCGATAATGTACCTGCTATGGTTAACTCAGGTGAAATGGTTCTAAATAAAGGACAACAAGCAAATCTATTTAAGCTTGCCAATGGAAATGGTGGAGCAGGTGGAGGAATGGTAGAGTTTGAAATAAAAGGAGATAAGCTTGTCGGTGTTCTAAATAATAACGAAAGTAAAAACAGGAGGTTTAAATAATGGCACATGGGTTGAAATTTTGGTATGAATGGAGATCAGAAACGGATAATGCCCTTCATAGGGTTGAAATACTCGAACAAGATTATGTGGGTGGAGATACAGAAGTGTCTCCAGCTGCAGACCCATTTGTTGTTGAATATCCTAATTTTGAGATCACAGACCCTGTTAGAGGTAATGGGGCGAGATTATCCTTCTATTTTGAAGGAACTGAGGCAGAGATAAGAGATTTTTTCACTGTCGATATAAAGAAGTTTAGAGTAGATCACTACATAGACTCATCATTGAATTGGTGTGGCTATTTGAATAGTGAGATATACAATGAAGATTATAGTGCAGACTTCGGAACGTTGGGAGCACTCATAGAGTTATCAGCAAACAATGGGTTTGGGATAATGGAGAGAATGAAATTTGTAAATATTGTAACTGAGGAAGAGGTTAGAGATGTATTATCAATAGGAGAATATGTCCAAAAATGTATTACTGACTTAGATTTACCTTACGTTAATTTATATGTGGCCATAGGCACAACATTTGTAAATCATCTTTCAGCATCCGTTAGCGCATTAACTGAGGTTTATGTTAACTCTTCAAATTACACCGATGAAGATGGAGAGATATCGTCAATCAGAGAGGTATTAGAGAGCGTATTGCAGCCATTTGGAGCAGGTATCATAGAATATGGCAGTGAACTATACATAACAGACACACACACGCTACACGGCAATGATTCTGTTACATTTAAGCATTACACTATCGCAGATATGGTTTATCAAGGCGATGTGGTTGTTCCAATCACTGTTGACATAAATGATATTGGGTATTACCGTACAGGTCAATCAGTTGAATACAGAACTGGAATAAGCAAACAATCAGTTAGCTTTGACCCATACGTTGGAAATACCTTGCTTAATTGCAGGATAAACGAAGGATCGCTGTTTGGAGGATATACAAATCAGACACATAAAGGCATTGACCAAAGAAGATGGGTTGAGTTTAACTATACAACACACGCCAATATTGATTTCTTAACATCAGCAGCAAGCCCTAAGAAAATTCATTCTTATCCCGGACATCCAGAATCACCAGATAAGGCTAGTTACTGTATAGCAGTGACACCATCTAACAATGCTAATGGTGCTTACGCAGATTTAGCTTTTGTAACAAAACTAAATGCGCCACATTTAACTGACACAGACCTAACTTGGCCAGCTTTTGATCATCAAGGTAGAGTAGCTTACATACTAATGGAGCACTACATAAGAACTACAGATGAATATGATTGGCCAGATATGTCGAGAGAGATATGGTTTGTGGAGACTAGGTGGGTACTGAAAATGGGTGATTGGTATATGACTGATAATTTTCAGTCTGGGAATAACACTTGGAGTTTAACACCTTCAACATTCCCTATAATCTTAACGGTCGATAAAAATGGTCAGATTAATGACAATTATGTTATTGATAAGTGGAAAGAGCATCAAGGATTAAGAGGAGTGACAGGCTCAAATCGAGTAGATACAGCCTATGACTTTAATTTATTTCCTTACGATGACACAAAACACGCTGATTTAACATTAGGGATGACACCATTCGTACAAACATGGACTTACAACGAACAATCAGCCTCATGGAGTGAGCAAAATGCAGGTCACTTAATTAAAGACATTTGGATTAGAGATTTGGAAGTAAGTTCATATGTCGATGGTTTAAAGAAACAAGATTCTGAGGATTTAGTTTCAGAGTTCACAGGGTTCATAGACAGTAGATACAAGGACGATGGAGGAGAGATAAAAACAACTATTGGTTCTATGTCCTCTTCGATATATGGACAAAGAGGAGTTATGCTTATGGATCACGCAGCCGATACAGGCATGTATGAGCCAGTGCTAAACACAAGTACCTCTAGAGGTGGGAACACAGATAATATTGAAAATCTGCTAATAGCGACAATCATAGGTAATTACGAGACTCCAGCACCTATTATAAGTGCTAACCTAAAAAAGATTTCACCATTAGCAATAATTAAAAACCCTCCAACTTTTGATGGCAAGAAATTTATGTTTACAGGTGGTAGTATAAACTACAGGAACAATAATGTTGATGCATCATGGGTTGAAATTAGGGCAGATAAAACAATTTAAGTATGACAATCATAAAGAGAAATATCCAGAGACCAAGAGAATATGGAAGAAATGGTCGAATAACAGTAAGAGGAAATGTAGCATCTTTAGGTGCAGGTTCTTTCAGCTCTAGCGTAGGAGGTGGCTCTTGGTTGGAAGCTTATTTTGAATTAGATGAAAATAATAACGTAAGGGCTATTGGCAACCTGTTTGCAGGTGGAAACATATCCGCAACCGGGGAAGTATCTGCTTTCGCAGCAGCAAGTCCTCCAGACCCAAATTGGTGGGACTCAATGCCTTATGCCACAGCTACATCTATTGGTGGTGTTCAGGTGATAAATTCCCTAGTCGCTTACGAAAATGGAATAAGGTTAAATACAACCACTAAAAAGCTTGAAATCGATCCTACATACGCAACTGGAGCTACATGGGGGCCGATAACTGGAACACTTAGTGATCAACTTGATTTACAAGCAGCTCTTGATGCAAAGTTAGGGGATGGTGAAAAAGCTGCTGATAGTGAGTTATTAGATGGTATTGATTCAACAGGCTTCTTAGGAAGGATAAATGCA